CGGAAGATACTTATGGCCAGGGTCTTGAGGAGTAGATCTCGCACCCACTATATATATGGTAGGGTCGATATCACTCCGCCCGTTGGTACGCCTTGGTTTACAGACAACACTTTTGTGACGTCTGATTCCTGCGCGGACTATATTGGGCGACCTGTTACCCCATCCGGCTTCACGAGCGAGCAGAACGGAAGTTCTTACTTGCGCGTGAACGGCGAGGTGGTTCTTAACAATGGCTATTCGTATCAGTTTAACGATTGGCCCTTCGGCAGTCATGCGACGGTATCCGGTGGATATTCGCCGCTGGCTGCGCCCGCGGGGTGGGAACTGGACCTTGTTGCGGGTACTAACCCGTCTCGGCCCGTGGTAACCATCCCCGAGCTTATCGAGGACCTCGTTCAACTGCCACGCATGATCAAGGAGGCGGGGGACTACCTACTCAATCCTCGGTCCAAGGCGACCCCACAAGGGATTGCCAGCGGATACCTTGGAGTAAAGTTTGGTTGGATCCCGCTTATCGAAGATCTCCAGAAGCTGATGAATCTTCAGACATACGTTGAGAAACGTGTGAAAGAGATGAACCAGTTATACTCTGGGCGTGGACTTCGTCGTCGCTTAAAGTTCAGTAATTCCACGGCGACAGGAGATAAGTTAGTGTCCATCTGGGGATTTACATACCCAGCTGGCACTCTCAAGTCAAGGCTGACTACCACAGTCACCAAGACTACGTGGGGCACCATACGTTGGCGCCCGACTTCTCCTCCACCATGGAACCATGGCGATGGTGATCAGGCCAAACTAGCACGTCGCATAGCCTTGGGGCTTACGCCTGAGGGCATTGCAACGGGTCTTTGGAGAGTAATCCCCTGGACCTGGCTGCTAGGATGGTTCACTAATGTTGGGAAGTATACTTTAGCCTTCTCCAACACAGTACCGGCGACGTGGTATGGACCTTGTTTCATGTCCATGTCGACGGTTGTCACCACACCAGGGATAGCCATCCCACCGACCAACGTCCGGTTTTCGGGCGCGTCTGTGGGTGGCGAGCGACGTACTGTATACCGCACCAGAAAGATCGGTGCGGGCACAGTAACACCTGGTTTCTCCATGCCCTTTTTGGACATGGGGCGGCTATCCGTATTAAGTGCGTTGGCGATCCAGCGCATACGCGCCTAGTCGTCGACGAACCTAACAGGATGGAACTCATATGCTTGGTACTACACTGACCATTACCCTTAATGGGTCCGGAGGAACTGCAAAGGTCCTCCCTCTCATTAACCAGGATGGTTACTCCAGCGAGTATTTTCTCGATGAAGGAACTGTCACCTACCGTGCCAAAGTTCGGCACAGTCGGGACAATGTCAAGGCGGGGACACAGGCTTTTGACCGTCACACTGTGACGTTCACCAGCTATGTGAAGCCGACCGAGAGCATCCCCCTGGGGTCGCAAAATGACATCACGTTCACGATCCGAGCGGATCCGAACGGGACTGCTGCCGACATTATCGACCTAAGTGAAGCGATGAGCTTCTACATGGTCAATGCTGGCGGTATTGCGGCCAAGTTGCTTGGGTGGGAGTCGTAAAACATTCCCATCCAGGCGCCACCCTGAGTTGTCTTGGCTCAGGGCGGGTAGTCAGTTAGTACCGAGACGTAGTGCCAACATCACGGGAGAAAGACCCATGAGTCAGCTTAATAGCTACGCTGAGTACATCAGAGGCACGTACGCTGCGCTTTTAGTCGATTGCGCGGCGCAGTACCCTGCACTCACCAAAGAGTTCCGCCGTGATCAAAAGCGGTTGAGCTCAGCTCTCGACTGTCACGGAATCCGGTTCGCACTGGAAACCATGCCAGCCTTCGGCAAGCACCTTGACAAGTGCGTGTCCGAAGGACGCCTAACCCATTCTGGCCTGCTCCACTTCGGGGCGGGCAAGGCTGGGGGGACGATCCCACGACTGTTTCGGGGTTTAGTCCTACGCGTATTCGAGAGTAACGGTAAGCTCAAGCTCGAGCCTGATGCCAACGCCTTGCGGCTACTCCGTCAACTCTTACGAGTTGCGCGGCGTTTCCGCTTGGAGGCGGCGCTCAAAGCCCGCTGCGAAGCGAGCGAAGAGTTTTTCAGGACCGATCTGAGTGTACGGAGTGGCGACCTCAATTGGGACGACACGCCGGCCTTCATTGCCACGGATGCAGAGAAGCTGTCCTTTTCGGATGGCCATCTGCCGCCCGGGGTAGTGAGGGGACAAAAGGAAATGTTCCCCGATGTCACACCAGAGTCTAGTCTGCCTCTCAGGTTGCTGGAGAAAGTTCAGCAGGTTGCTGACCTTATCTCTTCGCAATTGGGTGTTTTCCACCCAACGGACTGGAAGCTTAAGCATGGACCTGGTGCTGTTTCCGACCTACCTTTTGGGAGCTATAGATACTCCTTTCAGGCATGGCCGGATAGGCTTGATCGAGTGTTTCCGTATGAAGAGTTTGCTGTTGCGAACTACTCGCACGTCGACACAAGATCTAGTGCTGCATGTAACCATCGCAGGTTCCTCAATGAGGCTCCTGCTCGATTGCTGGCGGTACCGAAGACAATTGCAACTCCAAGGCTTATCGCCGCGGAGCCGCATTATCTCCAATGGTGCCAACACGCGATTAGTAGGTACATGTACACTCGCGTTAGCTCGACCGTCGTCGGGAATTTTGTCGACTTTCATCGACAGGATCTCAATGGCGATCTTGCGCGCGTAGCCTCCCTCGAAAAGGAGCATGCGACCATTGACTTGTCGTCTGCTTCTGATCGGGTCTCTTGTTGGCACGTCGAACGCCTATTCAGGCGGTTGCCGTGCCTTTTGGACGCTCTGCAGGCCACACGGTCTGTATGGATCCAGCAGGAGATTAGTCAGAGGGCTCCGAAATTCGCAAGAATTAGGAAGTTCTCGACTATGGGTAACGCTACTATCTTCCCAGTGCAGTCCCTCTTCTTCTTGGCGCTAGCCTTGGGAACCGTCTGCTATAGACGGAACCTTCGGGTGACGCTCAAGTCGTTGAGGAGCCTGGGCAAACAGCAGGTCCGTGTCTTTGGGGACGACATTATCGTTCCCATTGACTGTGCAGGGCTACTCCTTGAGCTGCTCCAACACCTTCAATTAAAGGTGAACACCCACAAGACTTTCACGGTAGGTAACTTCCGTGAGAGTTGCGGGGTAGAGGCTTTCCTTGGTCAAGACGTGACCTCGGTTAGTCTCTTGGACGCTCCTGATCGTGCCCGTCCAGGAACCATCGTATCGTCGGTTGACGTGCAACATAACCTCTGCTCTGCAGGGTATTGGAACACGGCTTCCTACGTACGGAAGATAGCCGGGCGTGCCGTCGCTGAAAAGCTAAGGTACGTCAAGCATGGTTCTGGACTCTTCGGGTGGTCTGACCTGTTCGGCGGGGACAACAGTCACCTTCGGGTGCGCTGGAATCCACGCTTGCACAGGCAGGAGCACTACTGCCTCCGCCAATCGGTGAAGGAAGTTCGTGCGTCGCCTGAAGACGGCTCCGGGTTGCTCCAGTACTTTACTGAAGCCTTAGATGAGAAACCCAGCGAAAGGATATCGCTGGGCTATCTAACTCGGAGACCCCAATCTAAGTTAAGGTTGGGGTGGGCCGCCGGGTGGTGAACGGCCAGGTCTTTCGACCTGGCCTAGTAGCCACCCGGCGGTATGGAGAACGACCTA